CGTCCGTGTGTGGAGTGCTGCGGGGCGCATGCGGTCGTGCAGGCCGCGTACCGGGCGCGGGTGAAGGCTGCGGGGCGGCTGCTGGGAGGACGGTGGCCGCGGGCCGCGCCCGGCTAGGACGCGGCGGCCAACTTGCGCGGCACGGATGTCTGCGGCACCTCGCGCGTCAGTTCGTCGAACAGCTCCGGGTGGCGTTCCCACAGCAGTCGCGCCAGCTCGCCGTCGCCCCGGGCGCGCTCGTAGAACCGTACGGACACCACGAACGCGCGCGGGCGCCCGTGCTCGGTCAACGCGGTCGGGGTGTCGTGGTCGCGGGCGTCGTCCACGATGTCGGTCAGCACGTTGCGTGCCTTGGCCATGCCTGCGGACTTCACGTGGGGCCTTCCCTTTGTCGCTGTCGTGACCATGATGATGTGCCATGGGCTGCATTGGCAACTGCGGATCACTACCGATAGTATCAAATCTTACAAGATGTGGCAGCCTACGTGCGTGAGAGGAAATGGTGCCTGTCGTAGCCAAACGGAAAGACGTGGGAACGAGTTGGCACACACAGGCCAAGCACGCCCTCATGCACGAGTTCATCAGCAAGGAGGTCCGCGTAGCGAACCGCCTGAGCTACTACGAGCGACTTTTCTGGATGGACCTCACCGCAGGAGACGGCGCAGGCGCCCATGGCGGCGAATGGCACCGCGCGTGCTCGCCGGGCATCCTCGCGCACAACGCGGCCACCACCACGAAACAGCCCGTGGTGGTCGTCCTGTACGAAAAGGACCGTGCCACCTACGGCAGGCTTGTGGCCAACCTGGCCGCACAACTCTCGCCCATGGGCTACATCCAGGGTATCGACGGATGGTGGCGCCTCGACGGCGCCCGCGTCATGCTGCGAGCACTGAACGAAGACGGACGCACGGCACGCGTCGACTACCTGCGCACCAAAGACGCCGTGCTCGTACTCAACGACCCGAACTCGATCACCGGGTTCGCCATGCGCCCCGGATTCACCAAAGAGGTCGACGGTCGCGTCAAGGGACTGCGCGTGCTCTCCACCCTGGGATGCAACGTGTCCGGCATCAAACGGGCGCGCCTGAACAGGGAGGGCACCCTCCCGCTCGGCGGGGGCCTGGCGGTCATGTCGCTCACCGAACGCAACAGCTGGTTCGAACTGATCAACGAGCAGGCGCAATCGCTCCCGGAGCGCCACGACCTGCTGCTGGTGTGCTTCGACCGCGACCGCGACCAGTGGGCCTACCTGGTGTCGCAGCCGCGGAGGTGGAGGGAGAACGACGAGACGCGCGCGGAGGTCCAGAAGGCGTTCGCGGGCGTCGGGCGCACTGCGCGCATGGCGTGGTACCGCAGGTCCGAAGGGGTCGAGGGTGGCCCCGAGTCCGATCAGTTCAAACGGTTGAAGGATGAACTCTTCTACACCAAGAGCGAGTTGCACGAACAGGCCAACACTCCCCTCCCTTTCGACGGGACGCAGGAGAGGGGGGACGCCGTGTAGAGCCGCCGTACCGCTCCTACCGGGAGTATCTGCGCCATCCGAAGTTCCTGGCCGTACGCGCCGTGGTGTTCGAGCGCGCCGCCGGCAGGTGCGAACGATGCGCACGGCGGCCTCCCAGCGAGCCGCACCACTGGCGCTACCCGCCCTGGGGCACCTTCGACGTCCCGGAGAACATGTCCGCCGTCTGCCACCGATGCCACTGCGAGATCCACGGAAAGGCCACCTGATGACAGATGCCGCACCACTCGGCGGGCGAGACGCCCGCACCTTGACAGACCGCATCAAGGTCGCCGTGGAAGGGACCTGGCTGCTGATCCAGGAGGCGTACCTCAACCGGGCCTGGTCGGCGCTGGGCTACGGCACATGGGACGCCTACTGCGCCGCCGAGTTCGGAACGTCCCGGCTCCAGCTGCCGCGCGAGGACCGGCCCGAGGCGGTCGCGTCGCTGCGTCAGGCCGGGCTGAGCCTGCGTGCCATCGCAGCCGTCACCGGGCAGAGTCATGTGCAGGTCAGGAATGACCTCGCAGGTGTTAAATCCTCCCAGGAAAATTTAACACCTGCGGCAATCGCCGGGCTCGACGGCAAGATGTACCCGCGGTCTGCGCGCCTAGCCGCAACGCAGTCGCCCGTGGATCCCGACGCCGACCTATTCGCCGGCTCGGATTGGCTCGAACCCGACACCAGACCCAGCATGGCCCCCATGCGCCACGAACCCGTCACGCTCACCCTGCGCACCCACACCGGCGAACCCGTCCCCTACCCCAAGCCGCAGGGCAAGCCCACCTTCAACCAGACCACCGGAGCCGGGATCTCCTGGGCCAACTGGTCATGGAACCCCGTCACCGGATGCCTGCACGGCTGCGCCTACTGCTACGCCCGCGAACTGGCCACCAGCGAACGCCTCAAAGCCGCCTACCCGGCCGGATTCACCCCCCTGTTCCACCGCGAGCGCCTCGACGCACCCGCCAACACCCAGATCCCCGCGCAACACGCGCACGACCCGGCATGGCGCCGCGTGTTCGTGTGCTCCATGGCCGACCTCTACGGGCGCTGGGTCCCCGACGAATGGATCGACCAGGTCCACCACGCCATGTGCGCCAACCCGCAGTGGCAGTACATCACCCTGACCAAGTTCCCCTCCCGCTACGCCGGTCTCGCGATGCCGCCCGGCGCATGGGTGGGCACCTCCGTGGACGAGCAGAAGCGTGTGCGGATCGCCGAAGACGCCTTCCGCCGCATCGACGGAGTCAAGGTCAAGTGGCTCTCCCTCGAACCGCTCAACGCACCCCTGGAGTTCACCGACCTGTCGATGTTCGACTGGGTCGTCATCGGAGCGCAGACCGAGACCCGACAGCCCACCGGCGTAGTGCCCGCATTCGCGCCGCCGTTCGACTGGGTCGCCCGGATCGTCGCGCAGGCCCGCGAAGCCGGCTGCCGGGTCCACCTCAAGCCCAACCTCGTCAACGGCAGGCCGGGTATGGCCGTGCCCGACGAGTATCCCGGCGACCCCGCCCACGGCGTGGCCGCCGCATCCACCCGGAGCGACTGACCGTGCCCCGGTTCCAGACGGACGACAAGTTCGGCGACTGCCTCGAAGCCAAAAAGGCCGGTACGCCAGCGTTGGGTCTCTACTACCTGTGCGGCCTGTGGAGCGCGTGCTACCTCACGGACGGGCACGTCCCGGCTGAGGTGGCGGCCTCCTACGGCTCCGCGGAGTGGGTTCGACGACTGGTTGATGCAGGCCTTTGGGTGGCGGCTGACGGCGGTTTCCTGATGCCGCGCTATCTGGACGACAATCCCTCGCGCGAGAAGGTGCTCAGGGAGCGTCAAGCCAAGGCCGATCGGCAAGCGAAGTGGCTCGAAAAGTCGCGTAACGCCAGCTCAGAACAGAGACGCGTCTCAAGACGGTCTAGTGGAGCGTCGAATGGAGCGTCTAGAGACGCGTTAGGAGACGCTGCCCCACCCCTTCCCTCTCCTAAAGGAGAAGGGGTGGGGAACGGCGCCGCTTCGCTGGGCGCCGCCGCCCCCACCCGAACACCCAACCCCTCGGCTCCCAGCCCGCTACCGCCGACATGTGAACGCCATCTGTTCGCGTTGCCCTGCCGCAGCTGCCGAGCCGACGAACTCGCCGGAGACGCCCCATGACCGAATCCACCGAATGGATCTCGCAGGACATCGAATTCGCCGAAGCGCGCGCCGCCCTGCACGACCACCCGCACCGCGAAGCCGCCCTGACGGGCGCCCGCATGGCCCTGCAAGCGCAGGGCGAGTCCCACCCGCAGTTCCGGGACGTCGTGGTGCGCGCCGCGGCCGACATCCTGGCCGGGCAAGCCGACTACTGACGAAGGAACACCATGACCAGCGCCCGGCCGCCCGTCACCGAGATCCGCACCGCACTCATCAAGGAATCACAGGACTTCTACCGCCGCCGCAAGCCCTACTCGGCCGCCCTGCACGACCCCGCCGCCGACTGGACGCGGCCCGTCCAAGCAGCCGAACCCGGCACCGACTACCACGCCGCCCGCGAAGCATTGAGCAGCACAGAAACGGACAGAATGTGATCAAAACCATCACCTGCATCGTCGCCGCATGCGACATCTGCGCAGCGCAACCCCCCGGCCTCAACGACGGCGAGACCCATTTCGAACCGGGCCGCGAAGACGACGCCCTGGCCGAGGCCGAGAACTGCGACTGGTGGACCGACGAGGTGAATCAGCTCGTCCTGTGCGACAAGCGCGACGAGTTGCACCTGGCCAAGGCTCGGCACATCGCCGCCACGCTGAGCGCCGACGTGCTGATCACGTTCCTGACCTACTGGCCCGAGACGGATGAGCAGGGCCGTACCGAGCAGGAGTTGCACGCCGCGCTGCGTGAGACGCCGTGACGACCGGCGACTGGGCCGCAGCCAGAGCCGCACTAGGCACCACCGAACCGGAGGGCACGTGACCGACCCCTACTACCAGGACGGCCAGGTCACACTCCTGCTCGGTGACGCCCTCGACGTCCTGCGCGAGATGCCCGACGAGTCCGTGGACTGCGTGGTCACCAGCCCGCCGTACTTCGGCCTGCGCTCCTACCTGCCGGACGGCGTCGCCCTGCGCGACGACATCACGGCCGAACAGCGCGACCTCGTGGCCCGGCATCTCGCGGAACGTGGCCTGCTGACCGGCGACCCACGCCAGTGGCAACTCATCCGCAAGTCGTGGCTTCCCGAGTCGCTGCACGCGTACGTCAAGCCTGCGGAGTACGGCGCGGAGGACTCCCCGGCCGGGTACGTCGCCACGATGCGCGCCGTGTTCGCCGAAGCCAGGCGGGTCCTCGCGAAGGACGGCACGTGCTGGATCAACCTCGGGGACTCGTACAGCGGCGGCAACCGCACCACGTACCACGCCGACAGCGAGACGAAAACGGTCCGGTCGCAGGGTCACGCCGAGGCCAGACCGATCTCCGGCCTGCCAGGCAAGAACTTGCTCGGCATCCCGTGGCGGGTGGCATTCGCGCTGCAGGACGACGGCTGGATTCTGCGCAACGACAACATCTGGCACAAGTCCGACGCCATGCCCGAGTCGGTCCGGGACCGCTTCAACGCTCGGCACGAACACACCTTCCTGCTCACCGGGACCGCCCGCTACTGGTTCGACCTCGACGCCGTCCGCGAGCGGCACGCGTTACCCGGGAATTCGCGGATCGGCGCGCGCGCCGGCCGCGGCGAACCCGCAGGCAACGCGCAGCATTCCCGCGCTGGGCTCAATCCGTTGGGCCGCAACCCCGGCGACGTGTGGGTGTTCCCGACCGGAAAGTTCGCGGACGCGCACTTCGCGACGTTCCCGGTCGACCTGCCGATCCGCTGCATCAAGGCCGGATGCAAGCCCGGCGGAACGGTGCTGGATCCCTTCTCCGGGAGCGGAACCACGGGCGAGGCCGCACGCAGGCTCGGCCGCAAGTACGTCGGCATCGATCTCAATCCGGCTTATCACGACCTCGCGGTCAAGCGGTTCGCCCAAGGCGTGCTGGACCTCGAAGCGGAGGCGTCGTGACGACGATCACCGACCTGATGGCCGACGAGAACCGGACGGACGCCGGCCAGATCGACGCCATCGACGGCTGCGCAGGCCCCGGCGGCTGGAGCGTCGCCGCCGCAGCCCTCGGCATCCGCGAGGCCGGCATCGAACTGGACCCGTGGGCGTGCGCCACCCGGGCCGCAGCCGGCCACCTGACCGTGCGGGCCGACGTGGCCGCCTTCCCCCTGCGCCACCTGGCCGGCAGGATCCGCGGCCTGATCCTCTCCGACCCCTGCGGCCCGTTCTCCGCGGCCGGCAACCGCGACGGCATCGGCGACCTGGACCGGCTGCACCAGGCGCTCGACGACCTAGCCGCCGGACGCGACACCCGCAGGCAGCTCGCCGCCGCATGCGCGGACCCGCGCACCCCGCTCGCCGTCGAGCCCCTGCGCTACGCCCTCGAACTACGCCCCGAATGGATCGCCCTGGAGCAGGTCCCGGCACTCCTTCCGCTACGCCAGCACATCGCCCGCATCCTGCGCAGCCGCGGCTACTCGGCGTGGACGGGAATCCTGAACGCCGCGGACTACGGGCTCGGCCAGACCCGGCGCCGCACGATCCTGATCGCCTCCCGCGTCCGGGACGTCCAGCCCCCGGCGCCCACGCACAGCGAGACCGGCGGCACCGACCTGCTCGGCCACCACACCCCGCAGTGGCGCACGATGGCCGAGACGCTCGGCTGGGGGTATCTCCAGCGCCCGGCCCCGACCGTGACCGGAGGCGGCACTGCGGGCGGCGGCGCGGAGCCGTTCGGCAACGCCAGCCGGCAGGCCATGCGCGCCGCGATGGACGACCCGCAGCACTGGGCGTGGGGGCGG